GGCAGCGAGTGCGTAGACGGCCTTACGGCGCTTGGCAGTGAACCAGGCGGCGAATGATTTGATCTTCTTCATGGGGTCTCCTTTTGGGTTGTGACTTCTACAGACGTGACGGTCTTGGCTGCCCTGATCGCCTCAATGTCGGCGCGGATGTCGTCGTTCGCGGTCGCCAACGTGGACAGGGCTGGCAGCACGTCGTTCTTGATAGTTGCCTCTGTGCGGTCCTGCGAATCTTTGATCGAGGAGCCGTCGTTCTTGTGCGTCTCGTGGAAGATGCCCTGTATCTTCACGTCTTGCCTGGCGAGAGTGTCGTCAGTGCGGACGATGAAGTCAGGGAGCCCCTGCACGGCATCAACGATCTGCACGAAATGAAGCAGCGCGGTCGCGAACGCCTTGAGCGACGGCCACCCCTTCTTGATGAAGGCGACAACCGCGACCAGCCCGGCAACCCACAGCAGCACGTCGAACAGGGTGATCGTGCGAGCCCAGCCCATGAACCAATCGGGCATCACTTACTTGTGAGCGTTGATCTTGGCTTCGACGGCAGCCCATTCGGCATGAGCCTTGCCAGTGGGGCCGTCGTCCCACGGGATCTGGTCGAGTGCGCCCTGCGAGATGACCTTCACCTCGCCAATGCCACCCGGCAGACCCAGGAGAACACCGTTGTACGGCAGGTAACGGCGGGTGCAGCGGAGGTTGTCAATGCGGAATACGGCGTCGGAGTAGCCGGGGATCGGGCTGTCGCCCTTGACGAAACTGATCGGGTGGGCCATGGGGTCTTCTTCCTTCGGGGTGAGCGGTTTGATGATGACGGCGGCAGGTGCCGGCTTGGGGATGACAGGTCTCGGGGTGGGGGCCAGGGTTTCGATGCCGTGGCGCAACGTCCAGCCCCACCAGATCGCCGCAGGTCGCAGGCGCTCATAGTCAGCGTCAGCGATGGTCCCCGTGCCGTTGCCGATCATGTCGGTGACAGCATCCGAAGCCATCGCCCAGCGGCCGTTCCAGAACGCGGTGTGCCCGCACTCGATGAAGCGTTTGGCAATCGAATCCCACAGCCACACGCCCCGCCAATACCCGATAGCGCCGTGAGGCATCGTGGACTTGTCTGGGTTGAGCGGGCCGGAAGCCTTGGCCGCAGCAAGGGCGGTCGGGAATGTCTGCGAGAAGCCGCCCGCGTTGTTGACGAACTGCTCGCAGCGGTTGTGCCAGCCGTCGCCCTGGTGCCGGTTCTTGTTCGCCGGGTCGCGCATGAACGCGTCGACTTGCTCGATCGTGCGAGGCATCAGGCGACCGGGTAGCTGAACTGAATCCGGATGATGTGCCCCGACGCCCACGCGTTAGGGACGCCCGTGGTGATGATTACCCCCGCGCTGGAGACCAGAAGGACACGTGAGGCGGTGTCAAATTCAACAGCACCCAACATGCGCGCAGTACCCTGCACGATGAAACACGTCCCAATGTGGTTGTGAGATGTGTCGGGGGCGACAGGAAGGTCAACGTAGAAGACTCCGGTGATTCCGCCACCCGTGCCAAGGACAATCTCGACCCAACCATTCACTACGCCGCCACTGATCGAATAGTCGCCGATCTTCGTGCCACCCGTGCCCAGCGTGCAGTTCGTGAGCGTTGGGGTGTACGAGGTCACGAGGCGCGAATACAGGTGCCATGCCGCAGCGATGTACTTGTACGTGCAACCGTCAGTAGTGTCTTCCCACTCGAGGCCTTCCCACACGTCAAGGCCGGTTGCGGCGGTGCGTTCTGCAGCGGTGCCTACGCGCCGGTTACCAACCTTCGCCGCGTACGCCGCCACCTGGGTCGGGTTCACCGCCACGTCAGGCGCATCACCGTCAGCGAACTGGGGGGCGTTCTGCGGGCCGTATGAGGATGCGGTCAATGTGTGCTCCTTAAATGCAAGAGCCGCCCATGACAGGCGGCAGAAACGAGAGAGAAAGGGTTAGCGGGTGCCAGAGAAACGCAACGCGCCGGAGTAGGCGTCGGATGCTTTGCCGCGCCAAATGTTGTAACCAGACGGGGTGACACCAATGCCGCCACCCGACTGTAAGGCCACGCCGAACGACAGAGGCAGGAGGACCCAGCCGGAACGTGGCTCGAGCGCGATCTGCGAACTAACCGACACGTTCCCGCTCGGCTTCGACGCGGAACCATGCAACCCGACCTGAGGGGCGTAGCCTGACATCAGCCGCGCCGGCAGGAAGATTTCAACCTTCCGCAACGTGGCGCCGCGCAACGCATCCCGGACCCGGTTGCCGTAAAACCATGCGCCCCGGTTCGAGTCGCCGTTATACACATCGCTCGTCCACCAACGGGAAATGAACGAACCCGAGTCGGCGGCCTGAACGACGAGGTTCGAGAACGCCACCGGGCCAACGTCAGGGTTCGACGCCGGAGTGACCACATCCGCGAGGGCAGTCACCTTCCCCTGAACAACGCCAGTGGTCCAGTTGATCTCAACATTGTCACCGATAACAGGCGTGTACCCGTCCCGGTAGCCGAGCGTGTACTCGACACCACCGACCATGACAACGCACTTTGGGGTGCCGCCAGCCGTGATCACGCCGAGCGGTTGCAACTGCACGGCCGGGCCGGTCACAATCAGCGACCCGTTCCGCCGCTCCAGCTGAACCGACATCCCAGCCACCGGAGGATAGAACCCGCTGCAGGGGATCGTCACCGACCTGTCGCCCACGTTCACCACGGCAAGAACACCGGACATACCAACGAACACACCCAGCTTGTGACCCACATCAGGGATCGTCGCAAGGCGGTTCAAGATCAGGTCATGTCTCGCATCCACTACAAACCTCGATCCGCCGTCAGGGTCACGGTCATGAGTTCAGAATCGGACAACGCATACTTCGTGACCCGGCCAGTGATCGGGCGGGTATGCCCCTGAACATCGAGGACATCGCCCAGCTCGAACAACGGGTTGAGGATGCACTGAATGGGCACCTCGAACTGCTGGCCCGCAATCGCCTGGTCGCGGATCTTCGCCACCGCCGCGTTCGCCTGAGCCTGTGTCTTGACCAAATCGGACGCGTAATAGCGGGTGTACTCGCCGAAGTCCCCATCCGTTGCCAGCGGTCCCACTGTGACCTCGGCCACAGCGTAGATCGGGTTGCGGTTGGCGTCCTCGAAATTGCCGACCACGCAGTTGTAAACGCCCTCAGTTTCCACAGCGTAGGGAACATCCATGACTGTCCCGTCCGGGCCAACCACGAGCGAACCAACCACAGCACCAAGCGCGTCAGGAACGACCGTGACCGCGCCTGACGTATCAATGACAGCCCGGCCACCCAGAACCCCAGCGAGAGCCTGCAAGCCCTTCAGTCGTCCACCCTGCGTCGCCTCGTACACGAACGCGGCAGGGATCGCAGCATCCGGCACCGACTCAACAACAGGCATATTCGTGATGCGGCGGATCTCATCCCAGCACGACGTCAAGCTCGGCGGTTGCTCCTCAGACCGGAACCCGCGCCGCTTCATGTCAAGGTCCAACGACTCGAAGGTCACATCGACCACCGACGCGACGACCGTGCGCACACCAAGCACGTCAGCGAAATGATCCCGCGCATACGGAACAGATATAACCCGGAACCAGCCGAGCTCCACCGTCTCCGAGAATGCACCAGCAGAAACCTCGAGCAGCAGGAACAGTCGCGCCCGGAACGGCGACAGGATACCCTCGGCACCCTCCGGCACGAGCGACTCGCCCGCCTCCGACTGATACACGACAGTCCCACGACCGCCGTGCTTGACCTCAGCGCCCAGGTCGCCGTCCAACGACCACGACAATAAGTCCAGGTTCTGCTGCACCCGCTCCGAACCGTGGAACACGTCTACGATCAGCCGGCGCGAGAACGACCCGGTGAGAACATCGGCCAGAGCGTCAGAATGTGCGCGCATCAAGCAGCTCCAATCAGGTCGTAGCGCCGATTCACGGCAAGGTTCGTCAGGTTGTCGGCCTTCAACGCCGCGTTCGTGAGGTAGTAAGCGTTCAAGTCAGCGTTCGTCAACAGGGGGATGAACAGGCCAGGGGCAGGCGGGGCCACCTCGTCGCCTGTCATCCGCCACACCATGAACTCGCCGCCCAAATGCAGGTCAGCTTCCTCTTCCCGGGGGTCGAGGACCGCAGCGAAAAACGGTTGAGGAATACGCATCTTCATACCCACGCCCAGACGGAAGCACAGCACCGGCGACGCATCCGACGAATACGTTCCCACCATCGCTGCAACCTTGTCCGTGTCAGCATCAGACTGGGTGTAACAGTCCAAATTGATTCCGGTAATACCTTGCCGCGTCCCAGAGATGACAACGCCCACACGTCGACCCTGCGGGTAGACAACGGAACCAGGCACGGGCCGTGATATTGATTTCGCCGCGGTGTCGGCCATGACAATAGGGACAGCCCCATTCGGATCAAGAGGGTTGTGCAGGCACGACTCCACCACGCTCATCGTCAGCGTGGCCGAATCCGTGAAACCCAACGACACACCTGCCGAGTTGAACATCTCCGCCCGGTATATGACCGGAATGCCATTGAAGGGCACCTCCATGTCAATCCGGGAGAGCCCACCCGCAGTCGCAGCGTTGATCCCGCCGCGCACCCGAGACTCGCGGCCGCCAGCAGTCCTGTAAACCGTTACCGTTGCAGTGCCCGCCGCGAAGGCCGTAAACAGCACCTCCACGCGCGGGCACGGCTTCCAATCGAAATACGGAGTCATTGACGGTGCGTAAGCCATCAGACCTGAACCCCTCTACTAATCTGACCCGCCCGCACATTCGCAGCGGCAGCAACAACCTGCCCAGCGACAACCCGTGCGCGCGTCAGGATCGACCCGTCAGCGTCAACGAGCGTTATGAACTCCGGCAGCCGCGACCCAGAGCCACCAAGCAGCCCGTGAGCCTTCGATAGGGGGATAACAGCCTCGTCCTCGCCAGCCTCAGCAACACGCACCAAACGGCCACCAGGAGTCGCCGGGACAATGCCGCCCTTAGCCAGGTGTGGGATCGTCCCAAGGTGGATGTCGATAGCGCCGCCCGTGGCCGCACCCGCAATGCCGTTGATCGCCCCAATGGCACCGTTTACTACGTCAATGACAGAGTTGATGATGCCCTTGATGAACCCCACGACGCCGTCGAACGCGCCACGGATGACGCGACCGATGCCGCCGAAGACCGTGCCGAAAGCTGCGGAAACGTTAGTGAGAACGCCCTGGAAGAACTTGGTAATCCCGCCCCAGTGTTCAACGATCCACTGAATGACCAGACCAATCGGGCCGATCAGGATGGAGAGCAGCAACCCCCAGTGTTGAGAGATCCACTTGACCACGGCCGCAATCGCATCACCGATGAACTTGGTGACGTTACGCCACGCCTCACCAATGAACTTGGTCATGTTCCGCCACGCGTCCTGGAAGAACGTGGTCTGCGTGGCAACCCAGATGATCCCGGCAACGAGCGCACCGAGGACAACGATGATGATGCCGATTGGGTTGGCGCTCATCGCGGCGTTCCACAACCACTGAGCCGCAGTAGCGACACCCATTGCAACAGCCGAGCCGACCACAACAGCCTTGGCGAGAATCCCGCCCTCAGTATTTGCGATCTGCGCGGCGGTAGACGCAACCCATGCGGCAACCCCCTTGTAGAGGGTTGAGTTCATGAACGCGTAACCGAGAGCGCCAATCTTCGCGGCCGCACCAGAGGCGTAGCTAGATGCGGCAGACCCGTAGGACGCAGCAGCGAAACCAAGCTGCACGCCTCGAGCTGCAGCCATGACCGCATTCACGGCACGGAAGCCCATGTACGCAGCAATGCCACCGATGACCATGTGCGCGTTATCCGCGAGGAACGACGACACGTTACTCAGGATCGGGAGCAGGAACAGCATGGTGCCCGTGAGCACCGACACGCCCATTGTCGCCAGCTGCACGATCATGGGCAACAGCGCCACAAGCGTGTTGGCGAGGTCGGTCGTCAACGTGCCCGCAAGCCGGGTGATCGACGGCAGTAGATCCGTCAGTGCGGAACCGAGAGCGCCAGCTAGCGTTGCGGCAAGCGTTCCGATCAGCGTTACCAGTTGCGGCAACACGGGCTTGAGCGCCTTGAAGATCAACTGCACAGGCGAGAAAGCAGAAGCGAGAGCGAGAACCTGCGGAACCAGCGGGGAGAGGACGGGCACCAACGATGCGAACGCGCCGCTGATTGTGGAGAGCACCGGACCAAGGGCCGTTGCCAGCCCGCTGCCCGCGGTCTTGATGCCCTCGAACGCGGTCTTCCCCGTGGAGCCAATGAGCGCGAACGCCTTGCCGACGCCATCACCGAACGCCTGCACGTGCGGCAGGGCGCGCTGCAACAGGCTCACGATGCCACTGAGAACCGGCACCAGAACCGGCAGGAGCATCGTTGCCACGGTCTGCGACAGGTCCTCGAACGCACGCTTGCCACGGTTGACCATGCCCGGCAGAGACTCACCGGCAGCCTTCGCCGCGCCACCGAACTCGGTGCCAAGCTCCTTGAGGATGACCTTCTGTGCGCCAGCCGTGTCGCCCAACTTGACCATCGAGGCAATGGATGCCTTCTGGCTGTCAGAGAACGAAACGCCCACCCGCGACAAAGCCGAAATGCCCTTGATGGGGTCGTTGAGCGCCTTACCCAGCAGAATCGCGGATCCGGACGCATCGCCGCCCATCTTCGCCGCCATGTTAGCCGAAGCCTTCGTGGCCTGATCGAAGATCTTGTCAGGGCCGTTGTTCTTGATGTTCGTGAACGTGAGCAGCAGTTGCTCAGACTTGACAATCGAGTCGTCGGTCTGGCCCGAGTACGCCTGAATGGAAGACGCCAGGCTGTTCATGCCATCGACGGAAACGTGCGCAGCGTTGCCCGTGGACTTGATGCCCGCAGTCAGCTGCGCCGTACCCGCCGACGCATCCATGAGCTCGCCCATGCCGGTCTTGACAATGCCGCCGATAGAAGCGGCGATGCCGACCGCAGCAACGCCCTTCATCAGCAGCCCGCCGATAGACTTGCCCGCGCCCAACACGCCAGAGTCGCCCATGAGCCCGCGGTGCAGTGAATCACCGAAGCCCCTGGTGTCGGGCTTGACGCCGAGGGAAACCGTGCCCGCTGAAAGTGTCATTATTGCTCCCGCAGAAGGTTGCCCAGATCGGCAAGGGTGATGGTGTCCGGCACGCGCTCGGCCTCGTAAGGCCGGGGCACGCGCTGGATGGGTTCGCTATTCGTCTTTTCCGAATTCGCGTTGACGAAATGGCGCGTCAGGATGTTCAGCGCGTCCACAACGGATGCTGTCTGCTCCGTCGTGTTGTCCCAGCCCATCGGGGCATTGAGACGCTTACGGGTGGTCGCGGAATCAGGCGGCAAGTTCACAACATGGACCAGCAACCTGCGGCAACCCCACGGGGACGAACCCCAACAAAGCTGCCGCAGATCGGCCCCGTAATACCGGGTGAAGTCGGGCTCTAACTCATTCCAGAACTCGTCCAGAGTCCCGGCGAGCCCCGCTATTCCCCCAGTGAAAAACCACTCACGAACGTGGTGATCTCCGACAGGTCAGCAGCGGTCAGGCCGTCCTCGAGCAACGCGTCAACGTCAGCCGGGTCGACCAGCAAACCGGCAAGACCGGCCTTGATGTCTTCCGCCTTGAAGTCAAACGCGACCGTCAGCGAGAACTCAGCCTTGACCTCGACGTAACCCGCCGCCAGCTTCAGGAAAGGATTCCCCTTACCCTCAGCCGCACGAGCCTCAGCACGAGCCACACGAGCCGCACCAAGATCAAGGACATTCGCGCCAGCAGGTGCGGCCTTCAGGATGCTCATACGCCAACCGCCACATCCACGCCATAGACGAGAACGGACTTGGTGCCGTCAGCAGGCTTCACAGCCTGAACCTCAATGGCGTAACGGGTGCCATCCGTGCGAACCGACTTGATCGTCGGCAGTGACAACTGGGATGCGCGCTGGATAATGATGCGCTGCGTGATCGTGCCGTCAGACCAGTCGATGCCGATGATGAAGTCAACGAGGTTCGAGGCGTCAGGAATGTCGAGCGTGTACGCGCCAGCGATGCCAGGCGTGATCGTTGCGCCACCCCAAGCGAGGGAGAGCGTGTCCTTGTTCGACTGCAGCAGCTCGAACGAGAACTTGCGGGTCAGCGCAGTCTTGATGACACGCACAGCCTCAATGGTCTGCCATGCGCCGATTTCCTGCGTCTTCAGATCCTGCGACATGCTGAAACCGTCCGTGGCGTAGCCAAGGTTCACAAACCCCGCCCCCCAGGCGGCGACGGAGTCAGCGGGCAGGGCCGTGCCGAGCGGGGCCTTCCAGAAAGCGCCTGTACCGGCGATGCGTACTTGGCTGCTGTCGAGTGCAGGTGCGGTCATGATTGTTCCTTTCAGGGACAACAAAAAACCCCCACAGTGGAGGGCTTGTTAGGGGTTATTTGTTAGGGGTGGAGAAGAATGCGGTAGCGGGCGGTATAACGGGGGAGCGGAGGAACAGGAACCGTGTCAGGAATCCAAGCAGGGGCCATCTCGTCAGCGCCCGAGACAAGCACGCCAGCAGCAACCGTGTCGTTAGCAATCGCCCAGACAGCCGCGCGAATCGTGCGGGCAATCTGACCGCACAACGGTTTGGCGCCGCCGATGCTGTCAATCTGCAATGCAGGTTCGTCAAGCGCCGGCCAAATGCCGGAACCGCCCGCGAGCTGAACAATCACATACGGGTAGATGGGGGATGAGGGGATCTCAGTAACGATCTTTGCGGGGTCGATTAGAGCAGTCAGGGCGGGGATGGTGCGCAGATATTGGATCACCGCGAGAGGCGCGTCGGCTTGGACGTAGATAGGGTTTGGCATCAGCCCTTCCGCTTCCTAAACTTGAGGCCCACAGCGTCAACAGCGCGCCGCAGATTGAACTGCGCAGGGATACCGCGAGACGGAACACCAAACTCAATCCACGCCGACTTGTAATCGGCTGCGATCACCCGCGCGCCGCCCTTGGTCTTCTCCGCCCTAATGCCCGCGGCGTAATCGCCCGACTCGTGCGGGGCGTTCGACCGGGCAACCTCAGCGATAGCCTTAGCCACCTTCAACGCGTCGTCACCCTTGGCAATCAGCTTGGCAACCTCCTTCTCAAGGTCGGGGTCAAGCGCGATCGTCACGTGCTCATCCACCTACGACCACCAACTTGCATTCGATGTGCACGACCGCACGAGTGCGCGGATTCCAAACTTGGTGCGGCTCGCCGTCCACCTGGAACTTCTGCGACTGGAAGGTGATGTAATCCATGTGGCCGATGACCGTTGATGCCGGCAGGAACGCCTGCCACGAACTGACGACCGTGTCCCGATCTGCGAGGTGTTCGGCAGTCGTGACCTGCTCGAGGTAGCCCAGAACGGCAACCGGATCACCGAGCGCGCCGGGGACCTGATCGCCGTAAACGTCGGTCGTCGTCCCGCCCATCGCCTGCACTGTCAGCGGCTGGTTCATCAGCCGCGAAAGGGTCACGCGATCCTCGGATTGATGTACCGGGCCAGGGCCTTACGTTCAATGCCCGTGAAGCCCTCGGCCTCCATGTTGTATTTCACCTGGTAGCCGCCGACCCGCTCGGAGTCAATGCCGGCAGGTGACGAGTACGCGCGAGCGGCCACACCGAGCACAACGCCGACAATGGTAATGGGCACGGCCGCGTAGCCGTGGTCGTAAGTGACTCGCCACGTTCCCGGCAGGTACGGCCATGACGCACCGGACAAGCGCGAGATAATACCCGTGCGCAGCGACACCGCGTAAGTTGCCGGGTCAGCGGTAGTCCAAATGGTGCCGTCGAACGTTTCCAGCAGAGACACAGCCGTCACCGGAAGCTCAGGCAGCATCACGCACCCGTCAATGGGGTCGAGCGTGTCAACGTCACCCGCAACCGCGTTGACCTCAGCTTGTAGGTAGTCCCTCACCATGCCCGACGCAATTTCTAACAGCAGCAGCGCGGAAGCGTCTCCGGGATCGAGCGGTTGGCGCATGAAGTTGCCCAACTGCTCGGGCGTGGCAAGGGCGGTCACTACTTCACCTGCGCGCGAGTTGCGGGCTTGACAGCTTTATCGACGGGTGCGGCGATGACCTTTGTCTCGATCTGCAGGCCGGTGACCTCTTCGTAGTCTGAAACGTAATCAGTCGGTGCCATGTCGTGCTCCCTTCAAGAATTGGGGGTGGGGCCAGCTATCACGGCTGGCCCCACCGGGTGCTACTGGTTACGCAGTGAGTGTTACCGTGCCGAAGCCAGCGGGACGATACACGGCGAGCGCGAGGCGCTCTTCGGCCTTGAGGGTGATGAGATCCTTCTCAAAGTCGTCGTTGTTGCTGTTGGTCATGTCGAGCACGATGCCGTTGCGACGGAAGATCTGCGCGCACTCCTGGAAGCCACCGACGAACGCGGTGCCCTGAGCAATGGCGGTCGTGATGACCGTCTTGACACCCCAGAGGCTCGCCACGTTCGACGGGCCAGCGTTGCCGTAAGCGCCCGTGAACGGGCCACCCGCGAAGTACTGACCAGCGGTGTCCTTGCCCAGCCGAATGGTTGCCCAGTCGACGGGGTTGATGACGATGGCGTCGGGCTCCACGAACGACACCGACCGGAGTGCGGTGATCTGGGCGAAGATGCCCTCCATGATCTTGACGGCGGTGAGGCCGACAGCGGTCACGACGGCGGGCGCGAGGCCAGCGCGATTCAGCAGACCCTGCAGGTCCGGCGACGCGCCGGAACCGTTGAGGAGCTGGTTCTCTTCCTTGCGCGCGAGGCCGAACACCATGCGGTTCTGCAGGTACGCGTGGAACTGCTCGGCGTCCTGGAACATTTCGACGGTGGGCTTCGCAATGTTCGCGATCTTCGTCACGTTGTCCTGACGGCGGGTGAGCGTCAGGTCGAGCTGCGGAATCGCGCCCTTCTCCGCGACCGTCCCGGTGAGGTCCTGGAACGCGGCCTCAATGACGTAGCTGACCGAAGTCGAGGACGTGCTGCCCTGCGCGAGAAGATCCGCGACGGTCAGCGGCTGGAACTTCAGCGGGACGATGCCCGGCAGGAACTGCGGCGTGTTGAGCTGGCCGGCCAGACCGGAGCCACCGGAGAACGCGGGAATGATTCCCTCGTCAATGGTTGCAGCGACCTTGACCTCGACCTGGCTGAACCGCGACGAGCCGTTCTGCATGGACTTGTAGCCGTCCGAGTCGATGACCTGACGGGCGAATCCGCGGGTCTCGACGGCCTCGGCACCCTTGGACTCAGCAGCGGACTCGCCACCGACCATGAGACGCGAAGCGGCGTCGTGCACTGCAACGGTGTCCGAGTAGCCCTTGAGGTCGACCGCGAGGGCTTCGAGGCGGGTCATCTTCTCCGCGTTGGAGAGGGAGGAGTCAGCGGTAACCGCTGCCGCCTTGGTGCCAAGGTCACGCATTCCGTTCTTGGCTTCGATGAGTGAACTCATTGAGTAGTACCTTTCATGTTTTGGGCACAAAAAAAGCCCCAACGTGTCGGGGCTCCGTGCTAAAGGGTTGGGTTAGACGATGAACGAGGCGGCGAGTAGATCAACACTCAGCGCCCTTACTGCTTCCGATGCGGCATCATCAGCGGCTTTCGTTTCAGCGACGGCGGCGGCGGATTTCTCGGCGGCGGCGGCAGCATCAACTTCGGCGGCAGGTTCAGCGTTCTCATCTGGGTCTGGCTTGACAATCTCTGCCAAGTCCACAGCCCGGCGTTCTCCCGTGAGGGTGACCACTGAGCCGTCGTCTGTGTAGTCCTGCTGATACGTCTCGGTTTCGGACGAATCAGAGGTGCTGATGTCGAACACCAGCGCGGCGGGGAGCGTGGCGCGAAGCCACACCCAAGCATCGGTGCCGTATGCGTCATTGAGCGCGTCGCGGGCGCGATCCTGAGTGGCCTCAAGGCTGCCCTCGACACTCTTGACCTCGGCGCGGCTGAACGACTTTGCAGTAGCCGAGCAGTCAGCGCCGAGGCCCGCCGCGTGGTCGTGGATGCCCTGAATGGCCGCGGCATCCGTCTTGCTGTTACGCGCGCCAGACTTGAAGGCGCGAACCCCGAGGACAGCGGCCTCGCGATTGGAAGGGATCGCAACCACTGCGGCGTTCAGCAACTCACGCATCCGGACTGTCTTGCCATCCTTCTGCGTGGCCGGGTCCGACATGAAGGCAACCGAAGTCTTGTCAATGTGCCCCTCGGCCATAAGGGTGCGAACCTCCTGCGCGAGCGGCGTTGATGCGAAGGTCCCAGAAATCCTGAGGTTGCCATCGTCGTCAATCCACGGGACAGCCGAACCAATCGTGCCGCGCACGCTCATGTCGTGGTCGATGTCCACCGTGATCCTGGCGGGAAGGGGGGTCTTCCACTCGCTAGAGAGAAGCGTGTCCCCATCTCGGTCCTTGGTCGGGGCGGAAAGGATTGCCTCGAACGTCCCCGGGCCTTCCGTCGAGTCGGGGGCCTTCGTAATAGCTGCATCCTTGCGGGTGATCTGCATGAGAACTCCCCTTCCCTTCTACTCCATTGAGTAGTAGACTTATTGAATGGAGAAACGATGCCCTGACTGCCACAATTACATGGCGAGCACCGAGTTTGGTAAGAACAAACGAACATCTGACGGGCTGGCGAATTACTGCCGCGTGTGCACCTCACGCCGCAACCGGAGGCAGTACCTCGCCAACCAGGAGCGGCGCAAGACCGAAGCCCGCGAATACCGCGCCTCAAACGTTGACTTGATGCGCGAGCGCGAAAAGGAGCGCTGGAATCGGCGCAAGGATGTTATGGCTGAATACCGGGCATCCAATCGGCCCATGATCAATAAGACGCGCGCGAAGTGGATGCTGGCCCGCCCCGATTACTACAAGGTGTGGCGATTGGAGAACCCGGAGCGCGTTGCCTACGAGAAGGCTTGGCGGGCGGCCAATTGGGATCGCATCTTGGAACTCACCCGCGTGCGCTACGAGCAAAACCCAGAGCAATTCACCATCGCGAAACAGGCATACCGTGCACGTCTTCGCAACGTGGCGCGCGTGCCCTATGACGCTGAACAGTTGCGGCAGAAGTTTGCGTACCACGGCGGGCGGTGCTGGATGTGCAAGAAGCTGCTGCTCCCTGGGTTCCACTGGGATCACGTCAAGCCGCTCAACAAGGGCGGCCCCGACATGATTTCCAACCTCCGGCCAGCGTGTGGCCCCTGCAACCAAGCCAAGTGTGATCGGTGGCCCTTCCCCGCCTAGTCGGTTGAAAACGACAGGTCGCAGCTGCAGCCAGCTACTTCGTCAGCGCCACCGGAGTAGTCGCCTGGTCCGTTCATCCCGTTCGAGAACAGTTGATTGAGTTCGACCGTCTCGCCATCCATCGCAGCGTGAGACGAGCGCGGCTTGCCAGAGGTGACAACCCACGTCTTCGTCTTCGCCTTCGACAGCCGGGCCGCAACGAGTGCAGCCAGACCGCCAATAACAGCGACACGAGTTAGCGAGATCTGGTTGGACCTCGCCGCAATCTCGCCGTCGAATAGCCCGTCGATTGTGTCTTCGGGGTCTTCGCCGTCGTCAGCGGCAGCATCGAGCGCCTTGACGATCTGATCGAGCGTCGTCTTATTGATGCTCTTGGCCGTGGTGTCAGCGTTCGTCGTCAGATAGTCGGCAATGTCTGCGCCGTCATACTGCCCACCGAGATCCGCCGCAACCTTCGCGCCAATCGCCTTAGCCGTAGCCTCAGACAACGAGTGCAAGATGGTCGACAGGTCGCCGTCCCACTCGGCAGGATCGAACACACCCGCCGATTTCGTGCCGACAGCTGCCTTCACCGAAGCGTGCTGCTTGGCGAAGAACTTGTCGAGCTCGGATTGATGCCCGGCAACCAGGCCGGCGCGCAGATCCTTCGTCGTCGCCTTCCGTGACAGGTGCCCCATCAGCGACCGCGTAACGGCCTTAGACAGGGCGGAGTCAGCAGCAGGCGCAACCCCAGCGGGAGCGTCCGCAGCAGGCGCAGGGGATGCGCTAGCGGTGATTGCGGCCTGAGCAGGCTTCGTGCCCAGCTCGATCAGCGCGGCGTTCGAGTAAACCTTGTCCATCTCGGGGTCATCCGACCTCGTGAGAGACATGACCTCGCGGCTCTCGTTGCCCGTTGTGATGCCTGCGTTACGCAAGCTCACGGCAGACACGGCCCGCTTCTCGAAGTCGCCACGCAAAACCTCATCAAGGGAGAAGGTCGCGATGCGTTCACCGACGCCGAAGAACTCTGCCCGGAGCGAGAAATCAACGGTCGATTCCAAGTCTTCCAACCGGGGGGCCATCGTGTCGCGATACATGGACTGCATCTGCTCGGTGATGTTCGAGAACGTCGCGTGGTCGAGGATGTGCACGACGGGAGGCGGCACGTCATAGACCATGCACGCCTCTTGCAGGTTCATCTTCCGGGACTCGATGTACTGCATTTCGTCGTTGGTGAGCTGGACAACCTGAGCTTCCATGCCCTCTTCGAGGATCATGGTGCCGCCAGCGTTATCCGCGCCGCCGTGACGGGCGTCAACCTGAGACTTGATGCGGTCCATCGCGCCTTGCCCCAGCTCGCCCGGGTGCTTGATGAACAAGCCAGGACGCGCGCCCTTGTTCCAGAACGACTGCATGGCGCGGCGTGCCGCATCCTCGTTGAGAAGGGTCGTGCGCAGCGGCTCGAGGCGGGATAGGCCGCGCATCATCGAATCGGGGTTATACCGGAGGAACGCCACGACATCGCTAGCCTGAGCGCGGAGGATTCCAGCCGATGCCACGCCGAGGGTAAAGACGTACTCGACGGCCCCCTCGCTGTCGCGGTGCACCATCGTGCGCGACGGGTGCATGGGCAGCAGGTTTACAACCTTGCCAGTGGGGATGCCGAACGCATCCTTGCTCGCGCGCTGCTTGTACCAGAATGACTCACCGTAAATCTCATACGTCGAGACCGTCCAGCGCCAGAAGTTGAACGGCGACATGATGTTGCACGGGGACGCGATCAGCTTCGCGTAATCCGACGTGGTATCGAGCACCTTCCCCGTCGCCGGGGTTTCATCCCACACCTTCACCGTCAAACGAGCGGCGGCGTTGGCGATCTTGTCAACGAGCGTGGCAATAGCGGGCTGCGCCCGGTACAGGGCCGCATACGTCGCATACTTGCCTGCCAGGGAAAGGCCGGTCTGCGCGTAGAAGTAGCCGTTGGAAAGCGAGGGGGTCGTCTCGCCGAGAGCCTGCGGGGCGAAGTCGAGGGCTGAGCCGTTAGAAACGATCACGCGCTAGCCCCCGGCTTCTGCAAATAGACAATCTCGGCGCGGGGAATGAACAACTCGCCATCAACGCTTACCCGGCTCTTCTCTCCGAGCGCGAACGCACTCGCGAGCCGAACCGTCTTCTCGTCGGCGTCAACCAACAGCCCATCGAACGACTCGCCACCGCGCAGGGTGATCACGAAACGCTCCCGCAGGAGATGCTTGAGCAGGCGATCCCGGCCCATATGATGCTCCTTTGTTAGATGACCGCGAGGTCAGCGGTTTCGTACTTCGAGACCTTCTTGGCCTCAGTCCCCAGAACCAGGGACAGGGCGTTGATGGTTGCCGCCATCGCGTCGATCTTGTCGGCCGCGATGGCCTTGTTCGGCTTCACGTTCCCAGCCGGGTCCATAGAGACGGCGAAATTATCTACTTGCCAACGGACGGCAGGGTTGCCGCCATGCCGGAACATCGGCTTAGCCTCCGTGCCCTCCAAGAGAATGCGCTGCAGTTCCTTCGTCGGCGCGGAAAGCGTCACGAGTCCCTGCCGCGTCTTCACCATCGGGGCGCCAGTCCCAACGAGGTTGTTCACCAGTTGCGACGAGTTCCACGGGTCGTAAGCGATCCCACGGACGTTGAACTTCTCCCGGTCGGCGTTGATCTGCGCCTCAATGAAGTCGTAGTCGGCAACGTTGCCCGGTGTCAGCGTCAGGAAACCCTCACGCACCCACACCGTCGCGGCGCCCGCGGTTCGCTTGTCGAGCGCCGTCAGGTTGTCCTCGGGAGTCCAAAGCCGCCACAGGTTATCGAAACCACCCGAAGGAGACGGGAACACCCAGGCGAGCGCACACAGGTCCGAGGTCGACGCGAGGTCGAGCCCGCCGAAGCACTCACGGCCCGCGAGATCCGGCTCATGCACAAGCGACGCGTTACGATCCCACACCGACAAGTCGAGGTACTTGGTTTCCTGCTTCGTCCGCAGACCCAAGTGCAGCCGCTGATACTTCGCAAGGTCAGCCGGGGACTGCTGCGCCTCCGCAGCCGCACTCTTCAGATACGACCGGGTAGGCGAGATGCCATAGCCGGGGTTGGCTGACTTCTGTGTGGCCTCCGCGAACGGGTCAGCGAGCGGATCAGCAGCCCACACGACACCATACGTCGCCGGGTCCTTGATCGCACCGCGCTCCAACTGCTCGATGTACTCGCGCTTCCGAGAGTAGATCGTGTTCTTCTTGCCAGAGTCAGCAGTCGTGATCATCCCGATAAGCGGTTGCCGGCGCGAACCAGTACCCGTCTCGATCGTCTCCACCAGATCAGGCGTCTTGTGCACATGCAGCTCATCAATGCACCCGAAATGGATGTTTGCGCCGTGCTGCGCATCAGCCACCGACGACACAACCTCGATGTACGAACCCGACTTCGGGTGAATGACCTTCTTGAGAACGGTCTTCGTGTGCCGCTTCAGGCCCGGCGACTTCTCCGCGAGCTGCTTGATCGGGTTGAACACAAACCCGGCCTGCTTCTCCGAAGTCGCCGCGGTCACGATCTGCGCGCCCGGCTCACCATCAGCGGCCAGCATGTAGATTGCAATGCCACCCAGCAGCGTGCTCTTCCCGTTCTTGCGCGGGATGTCCACGAAAAACTTTCGGATGATCCGCGTGTACGACGCAGAATCCTTATCCCAAACAACCCACCCGAAGATCGGGGCCAGGATGTACGCCACCTGCCAGGGGTCCGGCTTCAATGGAGATCCGGCCCATTGCCCCTGAGTATGTCGCAAGGTGCCGAATGCCTTCAGTACCCGATCGACCCGATCGCCATCAAACACCGCACCGCGAACGTTCCGCGGTTCCGGCGTCTTGAATCGAGGCGGGCAATCCGGCATCGGAATGTGCCGAGTCTTGAGGTAGTTCTCAACCTCGGGGGACAGCTTCAGATCAGCCGGCGAAGATGTCTTCCTCGCCATGATCGGCCTCCTGAACTGAGAGCTTGCTTTCGGCAGACGGCGTAAAGCCGAACTCCGCGCACCACGCCCTCAGGTCCTTGGAAGCCGCCTCGGCAATTGCGACCCAGGGGGCGCGGACAATGCCTTGAGAATTCTGTGCGAGCAAGCCGTAGCCGTTGAGCGACACGACATCCGTGACATCCCCCTCGGAATTCTTGATCGCCTCAACCCGCACGACCTGATGCTCTTGAATCAGCCTCGACGCATCCACCAACCGCTGCCACGTCAACACGTATGCAGTCAACGCTGCGCGGTCGACGGTCTTGGTTAGCTCGAGGCGTGCAAGCTCAGGAACAACACGCTCCCACTCAGCCGCAGCCTCAGCCGGCAACCACTCCGGAGCCTCAGGGGGAAGACGCTTGAATAGGGGGACAGGAGCGACCTTACGTCCACCAGAGTCAGTGCCATGCCCGCGGCCCTCGATGAGCTTCAGAGCGACAGGGCGAGGCTTAGGGGAGGCCATGCGGTGCCTCCTGGATTATTCAAAGGGGGGTCTATGAGTTGAGATGCAACACGGAAGGCTGCCCAGACGGGCTTGGGCCGGATTCCCCCAGAGATTTTGACCTCCCTGCCCTCTTGGGTGCCGGGTGGGTCGTCGTGCTTAGCGAGTTGTCGTTGATGAGTAGTGAAGGTCAAAGGTCATATGGCACGCTACGCAACGCGGTTCGTACCTGTCTAGGTCTGTCGAGTAGACACCCTGCGGTGCCTGCTTCTCGCTGTCACTCAGGTGGTCGTATGACCAGTGCTTCGCCTGCTTGCCACAGTCAACGCATTGGTACTCGGCGGCGCTACCCTTGCTTCGCTTGATGCGACTGTGTAGTGCGCGGTATCCGACAGCATCACCAGTCCATAGGTGATTTAGTTCACCGGCATCATTGCCGTGAGCTTCAAGCGAATCGTTGCGCCGCATCCGGTAGTAGTGCACCTCACACATCAAGGCGCATGAACTGCGCGGCTTGCTATCGCAGCCGTCTACTTCGCACTGTGTCGTTGGGGTATATGCGGGCGGTGATAGAACATCTCCTGTTCGATACCACGTGTTGTAGTGCATCTTGCACCAGCCAGTTGCTCGAACTGGCTTCTCGCATCCAACGATAGAACAAGTACGCTTATCCACATCGACTCCAATCCAGTCGGTCATTCCCCGGTCTGTTAGCGCAGATGCGGGGGCTATTTGTATTTTAGCTGTGGCGTGGTGCTTTGGTGTGACCGAAACCGCCATCATGTTTCGCGGTGAGTCGACTATGGCAACTATGGCAAAGCGCTTGCAGGTTTGTTGAATCATACGCGCGTGCACCGTTGCGCCCGGTGCCGTCTATGTGGTCAACGTCCGTCGCTTCGGTGCGGTTCCACACTGGTAGCTCACGACATTCAGCGGACTCACACAGCACGTGGTCTTCGAGGTAGGTCTTGCGGAACGCTGCCCACTCGGTGGTGTAGCCGCGTTGGTATCCGTTGGGCCTGCGCCTGTCTGTCTCGCGCCGCGTTTCAGCTAGGCACTCAACGCATTGCCCGCCGCCGTAGACGAGTGTGCCGCAACGGTTGGTGCACAGGCTAGGCGGTGACACTGGCATGGGCTAGTGGAACGCTCCTGTCTCCTGGTCGTATGAC